GTTAAAAGGATTAGGCACCTTGCATACCTCCCATTAATAATGATCTTATATCTGGTGCAGGACCTTGTGGTACTGGTTGTCCACCGCCCATCATTTGTTCTAGTAACGCAGCTTCACCTTCTGGTACCTCTGGATCTTCTGCTGTATAAAATTTATCTAGTATGCTTTGCATGCTATTTGGATTCTTATAAATCTGTACTAACGCCATAGTTGCTTTAGGATCGCCTTGACTTGCTTGTACTTTTAATGTTTCAAACAAAGTACGCTCTGCTTCGTCTTTAAGTATTCTGTCATTAATTTTTTGTATATTGTCAAGACCGTCCATGTTTTCTTGTAATGTCTCTTTGTCAATAATGCCTGCTTGTAATAACTGTAATCCAGAAACAATCTTTGTTGGTTCATCAAAACCTGCCATAACTCCATACACACGTCTTGTCTTGTACATACCTTGTATGTCTGCTGAAGGTGTATATTGTTCTGCATAAGCTGTACCTTTTAAGTAACCTGCTAATGGTTTTTTCTTTTTACCATTAAGCACTTCGTCCATTTCTAAACGTTTGTAATCTAGTTCTTCCATTGCGTTTTTTAGTGATAACTGATATTCTTTTACGTTTAGATCAACAGACGATAGTAACTCTTGTAATCCCCTACCTGTAACAAAAGAGTTAGGAGATATTGCGTCATCACTTACTGGATAACTAGAACCAACACGTAATTGTCGTTCTATTCTGTCTATCTGTTGAAACAACTGATAGGGTACATTATTTGGTGGTTTAGCTACTTGTGAACCAGGTGTTAAGTAATTGACTGCAAATCTACCACGCTTGTAGTTCCCACTTTCTAACTCACCAATAATGTTTGTCTCTGTAAATACACTGTCTTCCATAGCAATAATTGACAATACGTTTATCTTTGCCATAGCTGCCATAAGTCCTAATACGTGATCGTATTGACCGCTTAATCTATCAAAACTAAATCGTTTAGATATAACAAAGCGTGGTCCTGACTTTAATGGATTAGGTGTAAAATCTAATATTTGTTTTGTATCTGGTAAAAATACGTATGTACCTTCTTCGTCATAGTATTCAACAAGTTCTGTACCATCTGCTGTATGATTATCCCAACCACGTTGGAAACCATCATGATATTTAAATTTACTATAACCTGATGGAAACTGACTTGATTCGTCAACCATAACTTGTGCTTGTGGGTACATGCTCTTAATAACTTGATTAGGTACAAGACGTATAAGTGCTAATTCTTTTGGATCTTGGTCTGGTCCGTAATATCCTGGATAACAATCGTAAGGATCACGTAGTTCTGCGTGTGGATACATAATGCCATCTGGTGACATCTTCTGTCTAATAATCCATACACAAAAACCATAACCAGGTAGCCATCTAGCAGCTTGTGGTAGCTGCATATCCATTTTAGAATAACCGTCTAAGTTAGATACAATACGTTCTAATTTCTCTGCTTTGTTTTTTGCACGTTCACTATCTGCATAAGCGTCTACCTTTATGTCTGGCATACGTCCTAATTTTTGTGCTAGGTGTTCTAATCCAGAATTTATAAGATTAGGAATTGGTAAATCTATATCGTAGTTTTTTGCACTCTCACCAAGTAATGCTGCAATACCATTGCTACCACCATTCATAATAGAACGGACTCTATCACGATACTCATAGTGACCACTATGCTCGTGCATGCCTTTTAAGTCGTCCGTCTTAATTAATAGTTCGTCTGGGGTATACACCATTACCAAAAAACCTCGTTGTATTCGCTTTGCTTATAATAGCTATAGGAAGGAGTATAGTCGCTTTCTGCTTCAGCTAACATCATTTTTACATTGGTACGTATACGTTTCATAGGAAACCAACTAGCCATAACTAAGTCAGTTTTAGTTTTTACGTTACGTGAATTACTTGCACCTGCTTGTGAAAAATAAATTAATTGTTGTCTAAATATATTGACAAGTCTTTGTGTCTTAGCGTCTGCATACGGTATGTTTATCTTTTCTTGTTCATACATGCCTACCATGCTTGTAACACCAAACGTAGGATCCCATTTGTTTTTGTATGTCTGGTGTCCTTCTATACGTACACCATGATTAGCTGACCATAACTTTATATCTCTATCTTGACCAATAGCACGTTGAAATCCGTTTTCTTCTATAATCCAATGACTTAGCCAATACTTGTCATACCATTCTTTCATTAGGTTATGTGCTTTTTGTATACCACCGCCTTGATCATTTTTCATATCTACTAGCCATACTTGTTGTGTTTTTACGTTATATGCCCAAAGCACTGCTGCCTGGTATCCTGTACTAGCAGGATCGAGTCCTGCAATAAGACTTGTGTGTGGTGGTATGTCTCCTAGCTTCCTTGATTTATCTAAACACTTATCAATCATCTCTGCTGTAAATAACTCCATACCTTCTGGTATAGCTTTGTTTAGATAGACCATCTCAAATATATTTCTACCACCTGTTGTCTCTGCTGCACTTAGTTGTTCCATTAACCACTTGTGTGTACGTTTAGTTGACCATAACATGTGTTTTGTATGGTCTATAGTTTCATCTTCTAGTGGTACTTCTAAATCATGCGCACGGTCTACAATAGTTTCCCATGCTTTGTTTTCTAAGAGGTGATGGTAAAGATCGTCTGGGTGCTGTCTTGATCCAATGACGACCATGCCTGTGTGTTCTTCTTTACGTGACTGTAATGTTGTGGTCCACCAGTTCCTGGTGTTTTCTCTAGCACTTGGTTGCACAGTGCTTCCATGATCTTCGATATCGTCTGCGATAATAAGGTCTGCGTCTCTGGAAAGGATCTTACCTCCTTTTCCAATAGCGACAAGAGTTGGCGACTTAATACCAGAGACTGTTCTAGTTGCAACAGTAAATTGACTGGACGACCAACTTTTTCCGCCTCTATTAGAAGGTCTAAATCCGTCCCAGTCTCCGTAATCTTGTATGAGTCCTTCATTATTCTCCAAGTGATCTAGCACCGCACCTACAGAGTTACGTGCAATATCTTCGTTACCACCGCACCACATGATACGTATGTTTGGATTTTTACAAATCATGTATACGCAAAAGTGTGTTAACAAATCTGTCTTACCATGTCTAGGTGGTGACAAGATCATAAGTCTTTTACCGTGCTTTATACTATCTAAGATAGCACCAATCCACTTCTTTTGAAAGTCTGGTGTCTCATAATTTTTACCTTGTTCTGTTAAGAAGTATTGATCACGAAACTCTACAAAAGAATCTACGTCAGCTTGCAGCTCGAAGGGATCTCCACGCCGTTCTAATGCTGCTTCTTTTTCTACATCTTCGAGATATGCTGCTACTGCACGTGATATTGTAGATGGACTACAGCTTAGTATGTTTGCTACTTCCTTCTTTGTTTTCTTACCTTCTAAAATGTCGTTAAAAAAATTTTTTTTCTTCATAATGGCGTAGTAGTCTCCTCTACGCTTCTGTACATTCTCATCAACACCTTTATCTACGTGGTATTCCTTAGTTGGTTTGTTTGCACGCCATGCACGTTGTCTTGTTCTTTTAGAACATCTATCACTACAGTATTTTTTACGACCTTCTGGTAAGGGGACTAAACAGTTGTCT